GTTCTCACCAACGGCACGAACCATTTGGAGAGGAACGTATGGGCAATAGAACAGACCTGCGTCATAAGGTGAAGAACCCTTATAACCAACAACGTAGTACTGGTTGCCAGAAGATACGTTAGCGGTAGTCAGGTTAGCAGCATAAGGATCGATATAAACACGATACTTACCTTGCAGAACACCAGCGAAGGTGTTGCCAGTGTCATCAACGTTCAGGTTAGCGTTGAGGGCAGGGGTGTAGTCGAGAACACCAGCCATGGTCAGTGCTGAAGCAACGTCAGCAGAACACAGGATGATGTTGCCCTTTCCACGACGAGTTCTTTGTGCGATTGCGTTAGCGTCGCGCTCGATTTGGAACAGGAGACCCTTGAACTTCTCAACAGACCAACGACCGTTGGAGTCGATGTCGAGGTCGAATACACCGGCATTAGCAGTGTTTTGAACAGCACCTTGCTCAGCAGTCTTGTAGATGGTTCTGATGACTTCACGGTTGATCTCAGCCAGAATCTCAGTTGAGAGAATGTTGGCGAGCTCAGCCTCAGCATTCAGACCATGGATTGCCTTGAGGTCTTGTGCCAGTTCCAGTGAATACTCAGCCTTGAGTGCTCTGGACTTAGCGGTAACGGTGACTTTCTCGATCGAGAATGCCATCTGGTTGAAAGCATCATTGCCCTCACCATCAAGTGCTTCTGCGTCACCAGTAGTCATACCCTGACCAACGTTGTAGTCGGTTGAGGTAGCAGAACCAACAGGGTTCAGAACTGATGGGTTGGTGCCGTTCTGAGTAGTAGTACCCATACCAGCAGCAACTGCGGTGAAACCTGAAGCCTCATCGAAACCGTAGTCCTGACCAGAGAAGGCAGAATCTGCTTCGTTATAGAATGCTTCAGATCTTGCGCCTTCCTTGTAGTACTGGGAGCGCATTGCGAAGATCAGTCCAGTAGGACCGCTCATTGGTTGAACACCAGCCAGATCATAAGCGATCAGGTTAGGCATTGAACGTCTGATCAGGGAGATCAGAACGGGGTCGAAACCTGCGGTTGGAGCTGATGAATTAGCACCGAAACCACCACCGTTACCGGCAGAGTTAGCGACGTTAAGAGGAGCTTCAGCAAGCATTCCGCTATTGGAGAATGCGTTTTGCTCTCTCAGGAATTTTTCTTGGTTTTCGAGCAGGACAGCGGTTACAGCTCTACGATGAGAATCTTTGATCTCACCAGCGGCCTCAGAATTGAGGAGAGGTGCCCACTTTTCCTGCAGATGCTCGGAATGGAACATTTGCGTTTACCTATTTGTGGATGTTTACGTTTGAATTAATGTTAAATTCAGTTTTTGTTGCCAGAGAAAGAACCCAGGGTTCTCAGGTATGCAGACATTGAATTCGAATATGTTTCGTGTCCATTGTCTACTCCCTCGGAGAGGGTTTCAGTCTTGACAGAAGGAGTGCTTTGCTTTGAAGAGAAATATGATTCCTTCAGCATCTCCAGTTTTTCACGATACTTTGATTCACTTTCAAACTCAACACTTTCGGCAAGTGAAGCGAGCTTCTCTTTTTGGGTCTGTGCCAGACCTTCTGAGACTTGATCTAAGATTCCATCAGCAACCGACTCTGCGAGACGCTTGTTAAGGGAAACGTTCTTCTCAATCTGCTCGTTGAGTTTTGTCTCCATTTCATCAAGTTTTTCTACCATGCTCTCAAGCACATCATATTTATCTTCAGGGATTGTTACATAATGTTCTTCAAAAAGACCTCTCATTCCTTGGAGGAATGATTCGGTCATTTCGGTCTTAAGACCTTGATCAATTGCGAGTGCGTTCTCTTCGAACCACTCATCAGCAACATACTCAAGATAAGAATCAACACGCTCAGCAAGTTGCTTCTTAACTTCTTCGAACTCTTCAGCAATCTTTTCTTGCTCTTCAACAAGTTGTGCGTTGAGTTGCTCTTCCATCTCTACTCTGATCGCAGCAACTTTAGCGTTGATTGCGGTTTCGAAAATGGTTTTTGCTTTTTCTTGGAATTCTTCGGAGAGTTCCTCACCTTGAAGAAGGGCATTTACATCCTCTTCGATATCGTATTCAGCAACGATTTCTTCGACTTCTTCAACCACTTCTTCTTCAGAAACTACTTCATCAGTAATCTCTTCTTCCTCTTCAATTACTTCTTCGTCGGAAAGATCTTCTTCTTCCTTAACACCCTTCATTGCCTCAGCAGGCTTAGCACCCTTATTGACGACATCCTTAACTTGCTTAAGGGAACCGCCAGGTGTGCTCAGTTTTGCTGAGTCATCATCTGGTCTATAATTATCGGGGGTAGGACCACCGAGGTCTTCAACTGAAGCCAGTTGAGAACCATCGTTTTGAAGTGTTGGCATGGCATCTGCTGCCTTAGCATTAGCATTAACAGCAGTTTTGGATTGCTTAGTGCCTACTTCCATTTCTTGTAAATCTTTGCCACTAGACATTTGAACTCTCCGGATTTTACCTTTGTTTAAATCTATATTTATTTATTAAATTATAAATTTGAAAGAAACTCATTGAATAAAGAAATCTTATATTCATCGAGTTGCTTTTGATCAATTAATGTGTTAATTTTCTTGACAGTATTCTCTGCAAGTCTTTCACGAAGGATTCCACCTTCCCAAACCCATTCTTTACCTTCCATAATTCCTGACACAAATGCATCAGGAGCGGAAGGATCGGCAACAATATCAGCAGCAGTTGCTAACATGAAGTCATCGCCAACAACATTGATT